TGCTTTTATTACAATCTCACCATCTTTATTGATTTCAACATACGCACCGGTTTTATGCATAATATGAATACGTTCGTTAGATGGAGTATCATCAATTTCAATAAGGTGGCCATTTTCGGTTCGGAATACCTTATTGTATGGATATTTAGCTGCGTAAGGAGAACCAGGTTCTCCTGGAAATGGACCTGCTGATCCTACTCTCTTTTGGTTTTTCAAACCACCAGCAGAATTCTCATTAATAGAAGGCTTTGGAAGCTCATTCTGCTCAGTGGTACCAGCCAGACCAGCAATTGATCCAAAAATAACAGGCATCTGGCACTCATTACCATCTAAGAAGAATCCAAATACTGTAGAGTTGACCATCAAGCCAGTAGGACTAATACCTACTCCATCTTTAATATTACCCGAGTATATTCCTGCACTAATAATAGAGTTGATGGGAGAAGCCCAAGGTAAATGTTCTGTTGGGACGTTAATCTTGTCTGGAGCACCACTTGCAGTAAATGGATGTACATTGTATATTCTGACACGAACTCTACCGAGCTTCTTGGGATCTTCTCTATCCTCTATTACACCAATAAACCACCTGAAGCCCTCTTCACCAATAACAGCTGTTGTCATTTTTCATACACTCCTTTGCCAAACCTCATTAACTCAAGATGAGTATCATACTTACTAGAATCTGCAATCTTTATGGTGTGTTTAATTGAAGTGATTAAGTACATCCCACTATCCATATCATTTCTACCTTTTTTAGACTCTTGACCTTCATACTTTGGAATTTCCAACTCTATAATATCACCAGCTTTGAGTAATGTATTTCCTGGAATATCAATATACGTTTTTTCATGTGTGAAGAGATTGGCGTAGCAAACTCGCTCTAGCAACGTATCATATACAAAGTTAGATGTTGGATTATTTGAGTCTTTATACTTTGCAAAAGGAACAAAGAACGGTTTAGTATTGTACTTTGAATATCCGTTGAACAGTGTAGTGCTTATATCCGGATTCCTTGCGTCAGCAAACTCAAAGAACAGCTTAGATCCGGGTACATTTTGGAATAATCTCTTCTTTACCTTTTTGGTAGTTATATCAAACTCAGTCACTACAGATTGTACTGCACCATTCTTAAAATAGTTGTTAAGATTGAATAAATCTTTGACCGTATAATTGAAGAATAGATGGAAAGAATCTTTATCCGTAATTGATGCCTGGTTACCCTTCACATTTTGAGACACGTCTTCTCGCTGCATGAACTTTTGTTTCTTAGCCTTAGATCCTCTATCAAGTAATCCTTCAATTGTTACAAAGTTATATTGTTGGTTGGTCTCAAAGAATAAGAAAGTAGATGATTTATACTTCGAAGATACAGATCGCTGTCTTACAAAGTCAATAGCCTGAAAAGGACTCATGTATGGTATAACCAGAGTAGGCGGATCCTTGGTTTCTTCAACAAACAATTGCTTTCTGCTACCGAGAAACTTCTGAATAATATCCTGTAATATAATCTTTGTTCCAGCTGAATAGCTCTTAGCAATACTTGATGCACTGTCAATCAGTAACTCTGGGCTTGTTAGCCTCAATGTAAAATTCTTAGCTCTGAGATTATTATTTGGGATCAGGTTAGCCATCTCAACTACTTTGAGCTTGTAGTTGAGCGGTGTAAGATTTCCATAACCTAAAAATTCTATTTCGAAATCCTCATCGCCTGATATATTAAACCTCTCTTTAAAACTAGCACCATCAATAAAGGAGATATCTGCATTTATATGGGATGTGAATATACTCTCATATATGTTAATTGTATCGACGTACTCAATAAGTTTGGCATTAGCAGTATCTTTATCAATCTTGATAGATTTTCTATGATCAGTTAATGACATCCTTTTAACATCACATTGCCCCGGGTTCAAACTCATGATGCAAGTAACCTTTTAAATTCTGATTCTAATGATTGGATGTACGCTACATCAATTAACCTGATATTTTTCTTGTTCTCATTCACTTCATCCTCATGGTCAAAATAAGTTACTGGTGTGAAATATTGTTGAATATCAGACGGAATGCTCGTGGTTAGTGTGTTAACAATTGACACGGTGGCGCTAGCACCACTAGTCCCACCTATAAGACTTAGACCTGGTGTAATTGTACCCGTTATATTTGATATTGTCGAATGAGTTGTATTTGATAGACCCATCATAGCAGATGATACAGTCATGCCTCCAGATTGCTGGTACACATACTCACCAGAAACAAAGGTCTTATTCCCAGAGTACGTCATAACTAATTCTTGTACTTTGTTCGTATTATAAATTACATCTTCTCTTTTTCTCTCATACTTGAAGATCTGGCCATTGGATCTTGTTAGAGGTTTCCAGAATCTTCTTTGATTAGTTGAGAGTCCTGCATATGTTGATGGCTCAATCATGGAGTCATCTTGTACATAGTTGGATCTATAATACTTAATCTTTCTTGTTGCTTCCGTCATTGAACCATACTTTGACGCAATAAATCTTTTGAATGTTTCATTATCCATATACCAATCGTAATATGGATCAACTATATTGTTACTAAAGTAAACAAGCCAATCATATCCAGAGTCGCCGTAATAAAGATAAGCAATGGTATCTGGCCTATCACCTTCTTTAATTGTGTACGGATGGAATACTTCATAGTTCAGCTGAAGATTCTTCTGAAAAGCTATCTTGGCAAATAAATTAACGGCAACAGTATTGGCAACTGAGTTACCATACTGTACCAGGGGAAAGTGCTTAAAATAGTTATCCATTTATATTGTAACTTGCTGTGTAGGTTGCGGTGTATTTGTTGGCTGTGTTGGTTGCGCAGTTGGTGTAGGTGGTTTATTAACAACCCCAAAAGATTTACTTTCATCAGCATGATAATCATCTGCGAGCCAAACTTCGATCTCTTGGAATGTGAGTGACAATGAAACTGCAGCAGGAACTTTAGCTGGGTCACCTGTTCCATCATTAGACTTGATGAATGCTACTCCGTTTGGAGTATAGTTAACACTCATGTTGGTAAGAACACAGCGTTTAAATTGTCTTGTGTATTCGTTCGGAGTCATCTTAACTTCAAAGATAGCTGGGGACTTTAGGATTGAAGGATTACCTTCAACCATCTCTGGGAGCATCTCTCTTCTAAAATAACCTACAACTTTACGAATTATATCAGCTTCAAGTTGTGACTCAGGGTAAAAAGTCCAGTCAAATGAGAATGCAGGCTTGAAACCAGTTCCTTGAAATATCATTACAGGGAATGGATTAGTTGTTACCTGGAAGGCACTCTTTGCAGCAGCTGCCATCGGTCCACCAGCACCTTGTAACATGAAGGCTGCAGCAGTGGCGCCAGCAGTCTTAGCAGAACCGGTTGGATCTTGTTTAATTTTTGCTAAAGCACTATTAACTGCACCAGCAGCTTTATTAATTCCATCGCCCTTCATAGCATTAGCAATACTAGTAGTACCACCACTAGTCATCAGTGCGTTCATACCTTCTTTTGCTGCATTACCAAAAATATAAAGATCTTCTTGATTGTAGCTAGCACTATAAGAGTCAGCTATACCACCTGGCAGTGGTAAGTATATACTCTTATCAAACTTGAATGTTCGTTTTGACTCATCCGGACGTTCCTGCGAATGCTTGAATGCATTGAACGATATATAATAGTCGGGGGACAGATCCGATGGGAATACTATCGGTGCATTCTGTCCAATAAGTAAGTTAGATCTTTTTTCTTCTATTTTCTTCTCAGGTAGAGTATTCTTGGAACTAGAGCTTGATCCTGAGCTTGATTTTGACGTAGCAGTATTTGAGTTACCAGTCGTGCTAGATTTAGGACCACCGGTATTGAATACGTTGTCACTACCATTAATGCCCGACGATGATTTTCCAGTAGAGGAAGAAGCTATTGCCATTGAAATTATCCTATGAGTTACAGCGGTATATTTAAACCTAAAAATCCTTTGAAATATAAAGGAAACCCGTCTAATATTATTTATCGCTCTCTTTGGGAGTGTAAATTCATGAGCTACCTGGATTCACATCCAGATGTTATTCAATGGGCTAGTGAGGAGTTCGCTATTCCGTATTTATCACCCATTGACAATAGGGTACACAGGTATTTCCCCGACTTCTGGATTAGAAAACGTGGTAAAGATGGTCTCATTGAAACAGTTGTTGTAGAGATCAAGCCAAAGAATCAAACACAACCTCCAAAACCAAGATCTAAGATAACAAAAACATATCTGAATGAAGTCAAGACCTGGGGGATAAATAGTTCTAAGTGGCAATATGCCACCAAATTCTGCGAAGAGCGCAAATGGAAGTTTCAAATATTAACCGAGGATGATCTAGGTATCAAGTAATGGCACAAACTTATCAGCAAATGCTTCAGCAAGCAATAACAAGAGGTCAAGTAGTTAGTGCTCAGAATTGGTTTGACACTACGTACCAGACACTTGGTAAGCAGGATGCAAGTAGCGTCATTACTAGTGGTGATAACAGACTTACTAAAAGTTTAACTATTGGTAAGATGTATTTGTTCAACTATGATCCTAAGCATAAAAAGACTCTACCAAAGTATGATAGATTTCCTTTGGTATTTCCCTTTGATCATGCCGAGGGTGGGTTCATGGGAATCAACTTTCACTATCTACCTCCTGGCCTTCGTGCAAGTCTGCTTGATGGACTCATGTCACTAGCAACAGATAAGTCTTTCTCGGACTCTATGAGACTCAATCTAAATTATAAACTGTTAAAGAATGTGGCTAAGTTTGCCCCTGCGAAAGAGGGTATCAAGCGGTACCTAAATAGCCACGTTAGATCAAGGTTTTTTTACATAAGACCTGATGAGTGGTCCAAAGCAATATTACTACCACTAGACGATTTTGTCTACAGGAAATAAATGATAAACATCAAAGAATTCCAATCAGCAGTACACAAGTACGACCTAGAGAGGCCTAACCTATATGC